AAAACAAACAGAATACGAATCAGTTTATGGCTGACCAGTTATCTGTTGGAAAAGAAGCATTCATTAATATGCTACGTTCATCTCTTGAACCTGAAGTAATTGAGGCTGAGATAGACGAATGATTGTAAGAAGGTGTAGTCAGGGTCATCGAGTTAGGATTCATAGAAATACAACTCCCGGTGCTACTCGCACAAAAACATATGCAGATGGGTCTACTGAGACTCTGACGTACCCTTCATCTTATGATTACTTTGTTGATGTAGATGGTACAATAGCTAAGAAAAGCAACAGCTTTAAAGTGGCTGAAGAGTTCTTTGTTGCTGAGTGTGCTAAGAAGCATGGTGATGGTCATGGTAGATTTATAGTAGGAGGTCATCATATAATTAATGGTGTCGCTACTACACAATCAGATTATCCTACTGATAGTAATACTAAAACAGAAATAAAAGATTTCTATGATAAACGTGGAGTTACCTATAGCGGTAGTGAAACTAAGGCTCAACTTCTATCAAGAATAGTCCCTATGTATAGTGGAGACACGGAAGTATCTAAGCACTTAAAGGTATAGGAATATAATATGTCTTTACATAAATATACAGCAAATGAATCGTTAAATCTTTTAATTGGTCAAAATGGGTTTGATGTTATTGCTGAGCACGATACTACTGTTGTGGCTCCTGATACAGGCACTTGGGTAGCTATTCAGGCTCTTGGAAAGGACAGTAGTGGTACTACAGAATTTTTAAAATTAAAAGTAACCAGTAATATTGGAGATGATATTACATCGGCATTTTTTAATTTGATACCCGGTGAAATATTATATGGTAATTTTAGTGGCATAGTAAATCATACGGATTCTACGGCAGTATGCATAGCTTACAGAGGATAAGAAGGACTCAAAGGCTTAAAAGAAGAGAATCTATGCCTAAATTAACTATGTTTAAAAAAATTATTAACTTTATTAAAAGAAAATATTATGGAAAGTAACATTTCAACATCTTATGAAATCCCCGTAAAATATGTTTATGTGGGATTATAATCACTAAGCAGTATGCCTAATGGGGAGCCCAAAACTGCTAGAAGCTATAGGGGGACTGTTGTTGATGATAACGCTGTGGTTAGCATTAACCTCAAGTGGTTGGGGCAGTTACTTGTTTTGGTCGCTATGCTTGTTTACGGGTATTGGCGTATCGAGTCTCGATTGGGCAATCTTGAAGAAGCGATGGTCACGGCTGATGTTAAGATTGGGGACTTGCTTGGTAAACATATCGTGGAAGAGACTTTACAGAGAGAGCAACTTGAAGATAAAGTGAACTTCTATGAAAAAGAATTTAACATTAATCCCTTATCATGGGGAAAGCGGAAGAAAAAATAATGGATTTTATGGCAATATATGGCGAAGCTGGAATGATTGGCGTAGTAGGCGTGATGTTCGTCTATTTGGTAGTATCAATGTCAAAAAAATCCGAATCTCAGCAAGAGTCTCTACGGAATCTTGAAATAGAGAATCGTGGGCAATCTGAAACATTAGAGAATATGGAAGGTATGATTATAAAACTAATTGAGAGGTGGAACAAATCAGACGAAATATCTCTTCGACATAGAGAAGATGTTATCCGTGAAATTTCTGATTTATCAGAAAAGGTAAGTTATGTAAGTGGTAGAATTAATGGGAATGCTAAATAATGGATTATCAAAACATAGATGACTATCGTGGAGATATTAAAGAAAGACTTACTCGTATTGAAACAATACTAAATAGAGAATTGCCAGATATTAAAGAACAACTAAAATTATCTAATGGTCGCACTAGGTCTTTAGAAAATTGGCGTAATTATATATTAGGTGGCATGGCTATTTTAACAACAATAATAACATGGAGTAAATAATCATGGAATGGTTATCAGCAAATTGGGAATGGGTTCTACTTGGATTCATGATTCTAGAAAAACTTGTAAAAATGTCTCCTTCGGATAAAGATGATATTCTTTTAGATGTCATAGTTCAAGGATTAACTAAAATGGTAAAAGGAGAATCAAAATGAGTATGCTTTCTAAATACATTGAAAGACAAATAAAAAAACGTGGAGCAAAAGGGATGATTATTTGGGTTATTGGATTGATTGCAAAAGCTACACCATCAAAGAAAGATGACGCAATGGTGGAAGAAATTAAAAAAGTATTGGGCAAGTTCTAATGCCAAAATTCGGCAAGAGAAGCAAAGGTCGAATGAAGGGAGTTGATGCTAAGCTTCAGAATGTCTTTAATGAAGTAGTGAAGGAATTTGATTGTACTATTATTGAAGGACTTCGCTCACAGGAAAGACAGAATGAATTAGTGGAACAGGGTAAATCCCAGACCAAATTCGGAAAACACGTTCAAGGTAAGGCCATGGATGTAGCTCCATACCCTATAGATTGGGGCGACAGGGACAGATTTCATTATTTTGGAGGTTATGTTAAGGGAATCGCTAAACGTCTTAATGTGAAGGTTAGATGGGGTGGAGATTGGGATGGAGACTTTGAAACTAAAGATAATCTGTTTGACGATTTAGTTCATTTCGAGATTCTTGATTAATGCCTAAACAACTCTTAGTTTTAAATAATTTCTCTGGTGGTATAAATAGTTTAAAAGACCCAAGAGATATTGCTATTAGCGAATTTTCTCTTGCTAATAATATTATGGTTGACCAACAAGGAGCTATAAGAACAAGAGGAAAAGCAGACGGACATAGTTATATAGATACTCAAGCTGCTACTTTATCTGGTGGATATGGTCTTGCTTTACTTGAAAGTGATTATGAAACAGAACCAGTTGTAATACAAGCTATAAGCGATTTTGGCTTTGGTTCTGGTTTTGGTATTCCAGCTTATTTATATAAATCAGTTAGTGCTACTATTATAGATGGAGGAGAAAATACAATAACAACTGATGTTGCTCATCATTTTGCAGTTGGTGATAAATTTCAAATTAGTGGTTCAACATCTTATAATACAACTAGTTCTAATAAAATAACTGTTTTAACTGTGCCAACTCCTACTACTTTAACAGCAGAATTAACAGATGCGGCTACAGAAGGAGATGGTTCTGCTGAAGTTGGTACACTTAAGGATACTTTTGAAAGAATTAGCGAAGGTGATGAATTTATTCTTGAAGGCACTACAAATAATGATGGTTATTATTCAGTCCGAAATAAAGTTCTAGTAACTGCTTTTCAGACAACATGGTTATTTTCTCATCCTGTATTTCCTGATAATAATGATACTGGTGAATCTGGCACAATTACACATTTACCAAGAGAAGATAATTTATTTCTTTTATCAGATGCTGATACATCAACTGTAGATGTTTTTTCTACAAATACAGATACTTGGTCAGCTTCTCAGATAGATATATCAAATGAATCTGGTCAAACTTCTGGAGCATCTAAAACTGTTTATTATTCTATTAATAATGCTATAAGAGTTAGTGATGCTAATTTTGACAATATTAGTCTAATAAAATGGTTTGGGTATATAAAACGTATTCATTTTGAAGGAACTGATGCTGAAGATAATTATGGGCCTAATTGGTTTGAATATGCAAATACATTAGCAGCTCCTACAGTTGGACTAATTCATGCTAGTAGTTATCCAACTGCAAATTCAGGATTCCATATAACTGTTACACATACCGCTAATACCAATAGTACATGGGGTGGAGATGGTAGTACAGCGTATCAAGTAGCTTTTTCATTTATATATGATGAGAATCAAGAATCTAAATTGTATATCCCATCTAGTTCTAATACATTTACACCAGATGAAGGTGATAGTGTTACTGTAGTTGTTCGGGCTCAGACTGATGGAACTGGATATAATAAAAGGATTACTGGTGGCAGGGTGTATGCTAAACAAGATGGTAGTGATGAGTATTGGTTTTTATTATGTGATATAGATATGAGAAGGGGCTCTAGGTCAACATTAAATAGTGAATATACGGCTTGGGCAAACGTGGATGGAACAACAACATCTACAGGCGCTGTTGAGTCTATAAATAAAAATTTAGATACTTATGAATCGTTAAATGGATTTAGTTCTACTATTGAATCAATTAGTCTAGGAGCAGAAGGTGAGCAATGGAAATATGGATTAGTTTCTAATAGAAGAGCTTTTTTATTTAATGTGAAAGCAAAAGACCCTAATACTGGTGACTTAGTTAATTATGGAGATAGGGTATATTATTCTGAGATTGGTAAATTTGATACATTTCCTACTAGTAATTATATAGATGTAGTTCTTGGCGATTCAGAATCATATCTTGGAGCTTCTTCATTTGCTGATAGGATATTGGCTTTTAAACAAAACTCAGTTCAAATTATAAATGTATCATCCCCATCACCTTCTGGGTGGTTTCTTGAAAATAATTATGATAAAATGGGTATAGCTCATCCAGCTGCTGTTGTAAAAACTGAATTTGGATGTTCTTGGGTTAATAAAAATGGATGTTATTTTTATGATGGTAATAAGATATCTAATTTAATTGATAATAAAATAGATGATGCTACTTGGTATGCTTATATAACAACAACAGCAAGCACAGGATTTTCTATTATAGGGTATGAATCTAATAAGAAACAATTATTTGTTAAGAGAGATTGTACAGCAACTGAAGGTGCCGATAGTTCAGATTGTTATATATATGATTTTAAATCTAAATCTTGGGTTTTTGCAGAAGATGCATTTACTTCAAATATTGTAACATCTAATTTTATTGAAGACACAACTGGTAAACTCACTTTAGGAATTACAAATAGCACTAATATTGATTTTAAAGAATGGGATGATGATGATACTGGAACTGTTTCTGGGATAAAGTTTAATACTAAAGATATTGATTTTGGGCAACCGGGAATAATTAAAAAAATATATAAAGTTTATGTTACTTATAAAAATAATGGAGCAGCCCTGACGAATGATTTGTATTATGCGTTAGATGGAAGCACTTCTTTTATAAATACACATTTATCGTCTACATTTAGTGATTCTATAACTAATTGGGATGTAGCTGTTTGTACATTTAGTACTATAAAATCTTGTCAGAGTATAGCGTTTCAGATTAATGCTGGTTCCGCTACAAGATTAAGTATAAATGATATTACTATTGAATATAGAACTATTAACAATAAAAGAGTTAGCTAATGGATAGAGAAAGTAGGAGGATAACTAATTCTACTCAGGCATCTATAAGAGAAATAGACTATTATCCTAGCCATTCTGGAGTTCCAGAGGGAGAGCTTGTTATATCAGCTCCTAAAAATAAGCCTTTAAGATTATATAAAAAATTAAATGGACTATTGTGGAAAACTGATTTATCTTATAATGGTAATCAAATTGTAGATAAGAATTTAAATATTAATGGTGATATAATTTCTAATGGTAATTTACAATTAAATAATATTCCTATATTTGAAGCTTATAGTACAGGGCAAACCGATTTAGCTATTTATACTTCTGTCCCTCAAATTGAGTTTGCATCTGAAAATATTGACAATACTAATTCTTTTGCCAGTCACAATTTTGTTGTACCCCTTAAAGGGTATTACCATCTTTATTACAATATTAGTTTTAATCAAATAGATTCAGCAATGACTTCAGCTATTATAGCTATGCGAATAGGGGGAGTAACTGGTGCTTATTTTAATGTAACAAGACTTGATGATAAAGATTATTCAGCAGACACAGACCAGTCAATTAGTAAATCTGCATCATGTGTACGGAGTCTAGATGCTGGAGATACAATAGGAGTATATTGGCTTCAGGTCTCTGGTAGTGCCCAAGTTGATGTAGTTGCTCATCGTGAAGCCTACACTACTCCATACCCAGCTTCTTCTGTGTTTGGAGGTTATTTAATTAGTAAGTATTAATGAAATTGTTATATAAATTAAAAAATAGCTGGTATTTGAATAATATTAGCTTTATATTAAAATTGCAAAATAGTATATTTGCGTTAAAGAAGGAATTATAATTATGTGGAAATTACAAGGCGGAAGCTATATACCGGGTGTATCTGGTATCGGGCATCAAGTAGGATTAGCAAAGGATGTTCATGGTTCTCTGCAAGGATTAGATAAGGGTAAGGAATCTCTTAATAAGTATCGTTCAAATCTACAGACTGCTGGTGGTGTTGGAAAATTCTTGGCAGGAAAATTGGCAGGATTTGCGGGTAAAAAGGGACTTGGTATGTTAGCTAAAACAGCTTTTGGAGCTACACCTATGGGTATGTTAGCTGGGGTTGCCCTTCCTATGGTTTTAGATAGGGCGATGAAACATGGTGGTGGAGAAGCGATGAAAGGACTTGCAAAGAAATTTGGATTTGCTAAAGCTCCTGAAATTGCAGCTCGTGGTAAATTTGGATTACATACAGATGAATATAAAAAATTAAGTGAGGCACCTGATAAAATAGAATCAGAATTAACTGGAGCATCAGAAGGTGAAGCTTTGGGAGGATTAAGTTTAAATGAAATGTGGAGAAATCTACCGGGCGGAAAAGAATCTGCTGGTGGAGTATTGAGAGGAGCTCGTGAACAAATATTTGGTAAATCTGGTGGTACTGGTACTGGTGGATTGGGATTATCTTCTCCACTAACATCTTTAACGGGAGGCAGTCCTACGTTACAATTACCAACTACTCCGACTTCTATAGCTGGTATGGAATCTGGTTTAACTGGTTTAAATTTTGCCCAACCTGAAAGTCTTGGAAATATTCCATCACTTCCATCAGCTGCAACCGATAATATTTCTCAACTTGGTGATGGAGCAGTAAGTGATATGTGGGCTGGTGATGTTGATTGGCCAGAATACACAGGAGATGAACTAGGTTTTCAACTTGAGCAGCCATCACTTCAACAAGGTGGATATATGCAAGGATATCAAGAAGGTGGCCCTACCAAAAGAAAGACATTGTATGATGTTGGAAGAGATAAGGATGAAGGCATAGTAGATTATGATGATGATTCCTATAAATATAAAAGAATTTTATCTATACCGGCTGACCAAGTTGGAGAAGGAGGAGGGTTAAGATATTATGCTGGTGAAGGTATTTCTGACCGATTGCAATCATCGAAAGACCAAGCTGGTTTTGATGCTAGACAAAAAATGGCTTTTGCTCCACAAGATTCTATACCATTTGATATGATTAGTAATTATCTTAAACCTGAAAAAAAGGGATTAATGAAAATGCTTGGTTTTCAAATGGGTGGTATGATGCCGGGTGGAGTATCTAATGCATTACCATATAATATAGGTGGTTCAGTTCAACAACAGCCAATGGCATATCAATTAGGGGGGCTACTTAAATACAAACGTAGCCCAATGATGGGATGATGAATAAATATAGTAGACAACCGGGTGACAGCATACTGGCTCTATTAGAGCCGGGTGAATACGTATTAAATCGTAATGCTGTTGATGAGATTGGTAAAGAGAATTTAGATGATTTAAACTATGAAGATGCTCCAAGATTTGATATGTCTCAACGTGGAGAAATGATGATGGCTCAAACTGGTGGTATGCTTGGAGAAATGATGGGTATGCAGGCTGGTGGTAGTACATTATCTTATGGTGGAGCTACTACTGAAACCCAGAGCCTTAAAGATATGTATGAAAGAATGGGAATACAGCCTACACCAGAACAAAAAGAAAAATTTGAAAAACAATATGCATATGACCCATCGAGAGAAGGTGTAATATTTGAAGATTATGGTAGGGCTATAACAGGAGCTACTCAATCAGGACAACAGAATCTTATGGGGGCTGGTCAAAAAATGCAACAGGCTCAGGCTAAATCTGGATTTGCTGGTGGAGGTGCAGGAGCACAAGCTCAATCCCAAGCTAGAGATACTATTATGAAGGACTTCTTAGCCAAAGAAGGAGCTGCTAAATCAACATTATTCAAGGGAGTAAGAGGAGAAAGAGAAGGATGGATGGCTGATGTATCCGCTGGATTAGGAAGATTACAAGCTGAAGGTGGTACTCAAGATTATGGTGGCACTGGTACTACTACTGATACTACTACTGATTCTAATGCTACTGACCCATATGACCCAAGTGGGACAGGCCCTCCCGGATGGCCTTCAGTTGAGGCGTTTAATCAATGGATGTCATCTGGTAGCGACCCAAATAATAAAGTTAATTTTGGGTGGCAAGACCCCGGCAATGTTGAAGGTTATGACCCTACAAAGCCATATAGTGATGTGAGGCTTAAAAAAGATATTAATTATTTATTCACTATGAATAATGGAGTACCAATTTATAAATTTAAATATAAATGGTCTGATGATGTAAGTATTGGTACAATGGCTCAGGATATAGAAGACATGATTCCTGAATCTGTATCCCATGATTCTAATGGATATAAAATGGTAAATTATTCAAAGGTATTTAATTATGGGACAATATGATATAAGACGATTCGCAAAAGATGAAATTAAGACAAAAGAAGCTGCTCGTTGGGATTTTTTAAGTCGTGAACGAGATGCGATGCGAGAAAAAGAACAACTGGATATTCAGAATGAACAACAGGATAAAATTATTGCCAATCAAACTATGTCAGCAGAAGCTAATAAACAAAATGCTGATACTGCTGAATATTCATCATCAACTGAATTTTGGCAAGGAGAATTAGCAAGAGCTAGACCAACTGAAAGGGCATCTATAATGGATGCGGCCAATTTAGATTTTCAAGAGAAATTTCCCGGGCAACCTACTCCTTATTCTTCAGATATAATAAGTCAAGAAAGAGATTATGGAACTAAACATGGTGGATTTATAGATATACTTTCAGGCAAGGGGCCACAAACCGTAGACAATATTGATAAGGCTATATCGTTTTATTCACAAGATTATGCTAACAATGCTCCTATTATTACTCAATTAAAAGCTCAATCAGAAAAAATAAAAAAGAGTGATAGTAATAAGGATGTGTTACAATTAATGTCGGGGATTATATCAGATTTTATGCCAAAAGAAAAAAGCGGATTGATTGAGAGTATTAATAAGATATCTGGTCAACCAATAGTTAGTGATGCTATATTAACTTCTATTTCAGGTTCAGTAATGAACGCGATAAAGCAAAATACTGAAAGATTGAAAATAGAAGCTAAATCTAGTGAAGCAGCAAAGGGTTATTTAAAACATTATGGAGATTCTTTAATTAAGACTGGATTAAAATATCAGGAGACTAATCCAGAAATTGGGGCTACGTATTTAGAGGCAGGCCACGGGATATTACAAGGATTGCCTGCTATGAGAGCTGGAGCTCCAAAAGTTGACCCTAAAGAAGGGTTAGGATTCAGAACTCCTAAAGATGTAGAAGAAAGCTATAAAAAAGAAAAAACTTCATATCAAGATATATTCAAAGGAAAGATGGATGAGAATACTGTAGTTAATGTATCTGGTAAAAATATGTCTGGTACAGAATTTTTAGCGGCTGAGAAAAGAGGCGATATTAGTACAGAGGAAATGTTAGGTGCCTCTGTAATGGATAGAAATCTTCCGGGGAAGGTTCAGGCTGGTAAATTCTTACAAGATAAAAAAGTTTATGATAAAGATGGCAATGAATATGTAGTAAGTAAATTTAAGAAAACAAAAACAAAACCTAAAATTGTTAAAGGTGGTTTTTATGGTGGGGAGAGGGATGTGAATCTTTTAACTATTACAAAAAATGGCAAGGAAGTTGATAGAGATATTCCTGTAAAAGTTTTTAACGAGAAGTATAGTTTAGATAAACCGGGTAAGACATTCAAAACATATAAAGAAGAAAAGAAAATATTGTCTCCTGAAGAATATTCTGTTTTAAGAGCAGAAGCTGAAAAATACGCTATAGAAAATCTTGGATATACTGGAACAGAAACTAGCGAAGAATTAAAGGAGAAAATGAAAAAACTGTACGATATTCCAAAATTTGCTGTATTAAAACAAGAATAAATTATGCCTCAGTCAATCTTTGATTACGCTGCAAGTCTTGAAAAAGATGAGGCAACTCAAACTATACCAAGCATCTTTGATTATGAAGACTCCTTAAAACAAGGGGAGTATCTCCCACCAATGTCCATATTTGATTATGAAGATATTAATAGATATGGCATACCAGTAACACAATCATTTAGAGAATTACAGGAAAAGGTATCTAAGGCATCCAGCTTATCAACTGAATCTGATTTAGAACCTAGGGCAGACCCGAGCATTCTTTCTTCATTTGGCCGTGGTTTTGGAGCTGGTCTTTTGCCATTCGGTATATATGAACCTGAAATGCTTGAATCTCCTACAACTTCAGAAAAGGTAGCTGAAACATTTGGAACAGTAGCCGGTAGTGTGATTCCATATGTACTTGGTAGTCTTGTTACTGGTGGAGCGGCTCTTCCTGTACTTGGAGCAAGAACAGCAGCGGCAGCTTCTACTTTACAAAGAATTGGCAGAGCTAATAAACAAATTAAAAGGTTGAATAAATTAGCATCAGGGGCAAAGGGGGCTGAAAAAAGTAAATATCTTTCAAGAGCTGCTTCTTTAGAGAAAGGTAAATCAAGACATTTATCAAGATTTACAAAGATGCAAGATGAGTTTATTGAAGAAGAACTAAAGAAAGGACTATCACCATCAAAAATTTCTAAAGTGGCTAGGCGTGGATTCCCACAGGCTAGTGGTCAGCTTGGAAAGATTCCCGGGTATCAAGACTTTATTCTAGGTCTGGCTAAAACTGGGCCTAAAGGAGTTAAGTGGGCTAATGCTGTTAATAGAGGAATAAATAATCTTGCAACATTTACTGCTGTTGGTCAAATATATAAACCATTAGATGCTTCACTAGAAGAAAGACTGAGTGGATTAGGTAGTGATATGATTGCTTCTACTGTATTTACAGCGGCAGCTATGCCTAAGATATTCTGGTCTGATAAGGCCGGACTAAGAGGGAAAGCGGCTGGTAGGTTTGGAGAATATACGGGTGTCGCCTTGGCAGGAGCATTTAGTGATTTAGGTCTAAATAAAGATATGACTTGGGAAGATAGAATAATTCACGGACTTGCTTTGATGGGAGTTCATGGAGCTGGTGAAGGATTAAGTAGAGTTGGAATAAAACAAAAAGCATTTAATGCTTTAGGAGAATTGGGGATAGCTCCAGAAACTTCATTAAAACTTATAGAAGGAGAAAAAGTAAATCGTTTATGGGATGCGGCTGGAGCAGCGGCTGAACAAAAAGGAGATATATGGCGTAGTAAAACAAATCCAGATAATACTAGATTCATAGAAAAGGGAGATATGTATGAAAGTGAAGATGGTAAATTATTTGAGATAAAATATACAGATAGTGATACTGGTGTTGATTATTATAGAGGGCCTAATAAAGCTTCAGTAATAAAACAATTATCTAAAGATTACTACAGAGAAAAAAGACCTAAGGAAGTACTTGAGCCAGAAGCATCTTTTAAATTAGATAGTGAAGGAAGATTACAATATGATAAAATTGAGATTAAAGAAAGATTAAGAACTATTGCTACTGCTGAAGAAAAGGCAATATTAAAGGGAGATGTCCCACAACATCTTAAAAATGAAAGAGCTCATTGGGAAAAAATTAAAAAAATTACTGAAAGAAATTTAAAAGAAAGTAAAAAAGTAGTTACAAGAGATGCTGTTCCAGAGCCTCTACCCGGAACACGAGCAAAATTATTCAAAGATGAATTATTTAATAAAGCTGTCTCATTTGTTGTTAAACATAAAAGTATCAATCCACCATTATTACAAAGAAATCTAAAAGTTAAGTATAGTGAAGCTCAAGAATTGATTGATAAAATGGAGAAGGCAGGTATAGTGAGTAAAGGTGGTACAAATCGTGAAGTATTGATAACAAAAGACGATTGGCATTCTGGCGAAGCTTTTGAAAAATTGAAAAAAGAAGAGAAAGTTGGCACGAGATTATGGGATTTAAGAACTTGGCATTCAGAAGGAAGTAAGACATCAGACAAATCTATTGACAAAAATTTCTATGAAAAGTACGATGAGTATGGAGAATTTGAAGGTTTAAAAATAAATATTGGCGATAATGTTATAGTTCCTGAATACAGAGGCCGTGGATGGGGTGGAATGGAAAGGTCTTTTGACTATAATAAATCAACATCTGCCAGAGTTGAGGCTGTTGGTGAAAAAAGTATAACTGAATGGATGAAAGATAATCCAGATAAATTTGTTGATAAAGATGGCGTTTTGAAATATGATGATTCAACAATACTACTTCAGGGTTTGAATGCTGACCCGGCAGCGAAGGGTGATGTAGCATATTATTTAGCTAAGGTTAATCGTAAATCAGATTTTTCAAATGAGATTGCTGATATAAATAGGGAGTATGAGTTTAGTAAAAAATATGAAGAGGAAGCTAAACTTAATAAAAATATATTACCAAACTACGGAGACACAGTTTTATTCCATTCTGTTGACCCTGACAGACCATTTAATAGGTCTGAAGCTAGAAGGCGTGGTAAAATTTCAGGTCATGATATAGATTTAAAACCAATAATAAATGATTTTGTTATTGAAATGCAAATTGCAAATTACTCACCAAAAACAATAGAATCGTATAAGAATAGTTTAGCAAAATATTTTCAGTTTATATCTGATAAGAGGAATAGATTTCATACTGGAGAGATATCTCGAGGAGATGTACAACAATTTGTACTTCATTTGCAAGATAAAGGACATAAACCGGCATCTATTAAAACTATTATGGGAGCTGTAAAAAGTTGGCATAAACATCAAAGTAAGAATGAGTTGGCAAGTGAGACTATTTTGCCATCTATAGATTCTATTACTGGTGAAAAATCAGGAATAAGTTATCAATATACATCAGAACATATAAAAAATGGTGAGCCTATTTATTTTTATATTGCTGGGCCAAAAGGTCGTAAGATTAGATTATCTAAATCTGATGAATCTAGGGTAAGAGAATTTTATAAAGATAAAGATTCAAATGCTGACCCAGATTTCATAGATAAATTAATATTGAGATATACTGGCGGTAAGGGCATGACTCAAAAAGAGTATAGTGAATTGCCTACTGATGGTAAGAAACAGATATGGGGTGAAAAACTTATAGAAGAAAAATTTGAGAGACAATATATTTCAGTAGCAGAGAGAAAAGATATTATTGATGGTGTTTTAGAAAAACATTTTGGAAAAGAGAAAGGTATAGATATATCATATTGGAAAGCTAAAGAACTGTATGGTGAAAAATTTATAAAGTTAGCTGAAAAAGCTATTGATAAAGCGTCTATTAAGAAAGTAGGGGAACAAGACCCGGGCTCTCCTTATAAATTGAGAATGTTTGTAAGAAATACACAACTTAAGGAACATTATTTTAGAGATTTTGTAAAAGGGTATGGAAGAAAAAAATTAATAGATGCTCAAACTAAAAATGAAGTTGTTGTACCATATTCAGTAACTCATGGCTCTAGTAAAATGAGTATTAAAAAGTTTGAATCAATAAGGAAAGCTTGGGATAATCATATTAGTCAAGAAAAAGGTGAATTAGAAAAGAAATTATTACAAGTTCAAGATACTGTAAATAGAATTGAATCAGGAGAAATCAAAGAAGCAGATATTGCAAAATTAAGTACAGATGCACCAGACCCTTCACCTGAGTCTTTAAGATTTTTTGAAACATCAATGGTTAATAGAAATCTTGATGATGCTACACCCATGTATACAATAAAATTAAAAAAATGGGTTGATGGTAAAAAAACAAGGAAGGATGTTATGGAGAAAGATACCAAATATCTTTTTACTGACAATGAATTGCTTTTTAGAACTGAAGCAGAAGCTGTTGATTGGGCAAGAAATCATTGGAACAATCCTGAATCAGCAAACAGAATACTTCAAAATAAATTAGAACAATCTACAGCTAAGCTCGAAAGATTAAAACCAACTATAGTACAAACTAGTAGGTCTAATTATGAGCGTAAATTAAATGATGGATTCAAAAATCAGAACTTTACTAAGAAGGCTCAGGAGTCTCTAATATCTGCTGTCATACCAGAGTCAGGTGGAAAGATTGAAAATCTTTCTGAGTATGGAATAAGAATGATATCAGATTATATATTTGAACCAAATCTTACTAAAACTTCTGCTGAAATGAGATTTAATTTATCTATAAACAACAGTAATACACATGGCGGTAGAATTGCTTCTGGATTTAGAAAAGCATGGAGAAATATGAGAGAGGCTGTTTTACCAGTCTCTAATATAATTCAATGGTTTGATGTTCCAGCAGCTAGGGAAATTTCTTTTCGCAAGATGAAGCCTTTTACTAGGACAAGGCAATCTGTATCTGGCCCAATGACAGAAGCAATGAGAGATATGGAACATAAAGTTGGTAGAAAAATCTCTGGATGGGCAAATCCAATGAAAGATATATCTAAATACTTTTCAGCATTTGTAGATGAAGCTACATTTGGTCAATTTATGAAACATAAAGAGTTTAGGGCTTTTGAAAAAGAGGCTAGAAAATTAAAAATTGAAGGATTGGATGGTATAGAATGGCTAAAGAAAAGACATAAACAAATGATGGATGAGGTTTGGCAAGTATTAGTTGGTAGTAATGCCTATATTGTAGACAGCCATGGGAAAAGAAGAAGGATGGCTCGTTTTTACAATAGAAAAACTGGAAAGGAATTTAATTATGTTGATTTATTTAAAGACCCTGAAAGTTGGGACGCTCAGGTATCTTCATTTTTAGATTATGCTCAGGGTAAAAAGACTAAAGTGTTGGATTATGTTGATGGAGAATTGAGAGAAGTATCAGTTAATAAAACTAAATCAAAGGTTTTTTATGAAGAGCCATTTTTACATAGAGTAGTAACTCCAAGATTTAAAGAGCTATTCTCTACTGATGAGAACTCATTTAAGATGATGTCACAAAAAATTATGGAGACAGACAAAGAGATAAAACTTTTAAAAGGGAAGGAGAAGAGAGAAGCTGCTGAAGAAAAAGCTAGGACTTTGCAGAAAATGATATCCAAACCGGGTGTGTATGGACAAGTTCATTCCCGTGTTGCGAATTTACCACCATTTATATATGTAAAGCGTGTAAATGATAGAGTTGTTGACCTTATTGATGTTAGTCCTGAATTTAATCATGTAAATAATAGGGGTAAATTTTATAAAGATGGTGACAAAATAACAGATAGACATAGTATAGAGCATACAATAGATGAAGTTATTCCAGTTTATGAAAATAATTATGGTAAAGTTATGGAACAATATATTATGAAGATTCCACACTTTGCGGCAACTTCGTTAGTGTATAGTAATAGGAAAACTGGACTAATAGAATATAAAAATCTTGCAGAAAGATTAGCTAGGGAAACTGGAGACCGTGAAGCTGGAAAATTTGCTGAAGAACAAATGGAATTACAGATACATGGACAAGAAGTTGGTGCAATAGAACAGGCTCTTAGGTGGACAGCTTCAAAAAGTGCTATAGCTGGACTATCATTTCCTATAAGTGGTATAAAAAATGCAGCCATTGGTAATGTAATGAATGCTACTGTATTTACTACAAGAGATTTAGTTGGAGGCTTGAAAACAATACTAGCTGGAGGAGCTGATAGACCATTAAAAGATACTTCAATGAAAAATTGGATGGATGCAAGAAGCTTAACAAGACGCATAGGAGCAGAGTATACTTCAAATTATAGTTTATTTATGTCTGAGACTCCTTTGTCTGGATTTGCTCAGAGATGGATTGGTAATCTTGGTGGTATGAGAACTACAGAGTTTGCTAATAGAATGATTTCTGCTGTTACTGGTCAAGTGGCATTAAAAAATCATATACATAATTTTGCTGGTATTAAAACTCCTAGTAATAAAGGTATTAGTTTAGCTCAAAGTAGAAGAATACTTGTAGATGTATTTGAATTTAGTCCTAAACAGATTGAAAGAATGGTGGGACAATATAGAGCAGCAAAAGAAAGACTAAAAGATAAAGATATGACTCCTGAAGAAAAGATGAAACTTCTTAATGTAGACTATTTTACCAATCAAGAACTGAATCAGGCTCAGCAACAGGCTCATATGATAACTCAGGGTTCTCCTGACTTACCTTATGTACCATACTGGATGGGCAGGGCATGGGCCAAACCTCTTACATTGTTCTATAGAATAGCATATCGTATGACAAATACTGTAGCTGATAATGTTATTATGCCAATTATAACTGATGGTAATATGATGCCAGCTATGAAGTACGTTGGATTATCTATTCCAGTTGGAGCAGGATTATATAGTGTATACCATTGGGCTCTTGGTGAGGAAAGACAGAATCAATTCCAATCCATGCCTGCTGAATATCTTGATTACTTTATGAAGGCTGAAGGACTTGCCATATTCAGTAATTTGTTCGATGATTATGGTGGATTTGGAGAGGCATACTATCCTATTCCGATTAGGAATACAGAAGAATTTTTAAGTAATGTTTTTGCGTGGCTTAAGGGTGAAAAAAATATAGGACAGGCTGCTGATGATGGACTTAGTAGCATTGTTGCTGGATATAATGGATGGAAGAGAGTTATACTTCATCATTCAGAAGATAAAAAGAAGCAGATGAAAGAGTCTAGGCGTAGGCAAAATCATTTCTTAGATACTTTTTTTCCAAAAGAAGATACCAGTTTAGATTATGATGATATGCTTACTACTAAAACTCCATACTACAGGGCTTTGTCAGATGTATTCTGGTCTGGTAAACCTGAATATATGGCTTTAGAATACTATGCATCACTAGCTTATGTACGTGATAGATTTATGCATGAACAACAATTATCATATTATGTTGCTGAAAATAAAGCTCGTAAAATATTAAAAGGTCTTATATCACGGCAGAGACCAATACCATCTAGTTGGAGAAAGGCTAGAGGCCGTAAGTCAAAGTATCTTGATTACATAGATAACATAACACCTAAGCAAAGAGAAGAAGAAAAGGTATTGGATTCTCTATATTTAGATTATAAAACAATGTTCTGGAAAGCTGTAAATGATTACCGGGATGTATACTACAAGAAAGGATAAGTTATGCCAAGGCCACCAATTTTAGCTTATGCAGAACCAGAACTTATATCATCTGCTATTGATAACACTTCTGTTCATTCTGATATAGATAAATTATTACTTGAAAATAAAATGCTTAGAGGCAATGAAGAATTTTATAATAATTCTCTTGAAACAGATTATGGAAAGCCGTATAAATATAAAACAGATAAATATGAGGGAGATTCTGTACCATTAAATATGAGACATTATGCTGATATAATGGAAAGAGCAAATATATCAAAAGCTTTTGAAGAAGCCAACATAAAATCACCATTTTCAGCTGCTCAGCATTTTAAATCATTGGGAGTTAAAGTCGAAGATTTACAAGATAGTCTCCTATCTAGAATGAAAAGAGGAGATGCTCCTATGGGTATGGTTGCTTATTATGAACCTCATAAGCTCGCAGCTGAGGATGATGTGAAATGGGAGGATAGTATGACTCACCCTTATCTACCATCAGGGGCAAGAACAGCTGCTCTTTTTACAGAAGCAAAAAATACATCTACATCTCCAGATACATTAAAACTTTTTGATAATTGGGACATTTATACAAATACATTACATGAGCCTTTACATGGAATTAGAGTTCCATTACAAGGAAAAACTGTTCATTTAGGTCATACAGAAGAAGGAGTACCTCCTTTTGACCAAGAATCTTTCAATAGTTATGAAGAAGAATTGATGAAGAATTTAGTTTTACAGAAGCATGGTTTACAAGGATATTCGGTTACAGAACAGGAATTATCAAATCTGTTTGACCGCAATATGGAGGATGAACCTCCAAAAGGAGAGACATATGTTACAGATATGTTTGATAGATTATTAAAAGGAGCTCCATTAAAAAAACAACAAGGTGGCCCTATATCATATTTGCAACCAGCAGTACAAGATGAGACAGCTCATGATAGTATGGATAGACTTATGTTTGAGAATGAATTAGAGCAACAGCCTCAGCACAGTATGAGAACATATCAACAAGGCTATGACCCTGCTATGGAATGGGGAGAAGGTATGATGCCAATAGGAGGTATTATACGTGGTAGCAAAGGTGTATTGGGTTTAGTAAAAGGACAAGGGCCTAAAATAGATTACTTTAGAAAACAAGCTGAGAAGTCTTTATTAAAAGAATATGATACTCTTGAAAAACAATTTAGAGGTAGAGATATACGCAAAACATTGAGTTCTTCAGCCGGGAAAAAACAAGTAAAGGATTCTGTGCTTTTAGATTATATATTGAAGTCTTTAAAAGGTAAGATTAAAGGTCAAGGACTCATTGAGTAATCAAGAGAATCCTTTTTAAGGGGTCTAATCTCCCGTTTACGGAGGTTTTATTCCTTTTTCGATACTAACCCCGCCTCCTTACAATTACCACAGATTTTACGTTGTTTTTTATACCTTGTAATATTCTTTGAATA